TTGGTAAACCAAGCCTTCGATGCGCTCTCGCCAATCTGTCCGGCGCGGTCAAGATGCTCCATCATGCCCGATTCGTCGCCATTCAACGCGCAGACTGAAGCCGCCGCAAGTTCCTTTGCAATCAAATCCTTCGTCGGATCGGCCTCGATTGCGTCCTCGATAACAACACGAGGAGGTTGCCCGCGCAACGGACTTCCATTAGTGAATATGAAGAGCAACTCGGCATTCGAGATCGGGTTCTGTGCGGCGCGGAGGAACTTGCGGGCCTTCTTCGTCAGTGTTCCCTTCTTCGACAATGCCATTGCCATTGCGCGTAGCTTCAACGCGTCCTGCCGATCATCTCCCTCTGGGATGCCTACCAGCGCATCCGCACCATTCAGCGCAGCGATGCCCGCATGAATCTCTTTCATGCCGGGGCCGCTCGAACTGAAGGAACATCCAAACACGCTACCTCCGAAAGTAAGCAGGGCCGGAACCAACGACTCGCGCCAGCGATGCCAGTTGAACGCCATACTGCGAAAGCGACCAAGAGGCCCAGTTGTCCACGGCCTTGATTGCCTGCAATCCCTGCGAAACCCCGTCCGCGCCCTGCGAGATGGTGATACCGGCCTGCAAGCTATTCGCCACAATCTGATTCGCCGTACTCTGCTGATTGCCTTCAGTCTGGCAATAGAGCGTCAGATAATGCGCGATGTAGAGAGCCATGCCAAGTTCCCACTGCTCACGCCAGCGCGATTGCATGATGGAAACAATGGCGATATTGAGATAGAGCTGCATCACTGCAAGTGGAACCAGTTGCGCCTCGTACACCGCAATCGTGGTTGCTCTAGATGCCGTAGCGTTCGATGATACTGTGATTTCCGGCATAGTTACTGACTTGATTACCGTCCCATCATTCAGCCCTTGACACGTCACCAACTGACCGACGGAGAGTCCCGTTGCGGTCGAGTCCACAGTGATAATCGGCGATCCCGATGTGAGAGTGGCAGAGATAAGCGCGGGCGCACCGAAGAATTTGGGATAGATGCCCAGAAAGTCATTTACCGTGTAGGGGGGATTCGTACCTATAGGGACACCAGATGCCAACCCCAGAAAGGCGTTGCACTGGCACCATCCCGGTATGCCGAATCCTCCAACGTCGCACCCATCGTAGCCATATCCCCCATAGATCGTCATGTAGAACTGGTCGATGTTCTGTGTAGGGAAGGATGGCATTGATGACTCCTAGAAAAGAGGGCAGAGGCATTGGCCCCTGCCCCGAAGGAAAGGTGGTACGCGGTTAAATTCCGTATCGGTAAACGAGTGTCGTGGGCCGGTATACGCGGACAATGCCGGTGTTGGCGATGTAGGTGGCGACGAACGCGCCGTCCTGCAAGCTCAATGGGCCGCCCATGCGCTGTATGTCCTGCAAGATGCCGAAGTTCAGGAAGTCATCGTTGAAGACGTAGGCCGTCAACTGCGCGGTGTTTCCAGTTCCTATAGTCTCAGCCCAAGACGGGAGAGGAACAATCTCTGGAGTCTTCCCGTTGATGCTGATACCGAAGTAACGAGCCTTGATCCAATCGAGGATTGTCGTGAATGCTGGTACTGTGCCTAGATTGGAACCGAGAGGAAGAACCATCGGCTGAAGCAATGCATCCCAGCGAGAACCGGGAACAAGGAAACGATCCGGGATGGAATCGAGAGCATTGCCAGATGCAGCCCATGCAATTTTCGCCGTGGTCTGAAAATCTTGCACGATGGCAAGGGGAGTAGTATTCGTTCCTAGCCATCCGCCCGTTGACACCGTGCCAGAGGCCGTATTGCTAACTCCAGGTAAAACACTGTTGAGCAGCCCCTGATTCGCCTCACGACCGAGATAGACGCGTCGGTCGAGGGTCTTGTTCCAGTCCGTCCGCACGGCCTTGTCCAGGATGTCATTCGGCGACTTGTTGGCCTGCGCCAAACGGAGCGATTCGACCAGCGGAATGCGGATCGAACGCTGCCATGCGTAGGTCGGGTAGACATCCTGCGAACGGTTGAAATTCACAACGCCGATGTCATTCGACGCTGCTCCCGTGCCGTCCGTGTTCGGCGAGAACACATCGACGAACTCAGCCGTCTCGGTGTCAACCCACCCGCCGCCATTCATCAGCGGAACGTCACGGAACCAGGTATGCCCTTCCAGCGGCATGTGCAGCCGAGGATCGGGCTTGTTGAGTTGCGATTGGAGGAAGATTTGCCCGGTCGATGATGCGTCCTTGACGCCCAGCGACTGCGCCCCATTCATGCGGAGTTTGTAGAGGTTCCGCAAATACGTTGGAGACTTGGCAAGTGCTTCCGTCTCAGGGTCGATAATGGCGCGGCGTGGTGTCGAGAGGTACAGTTCGTTCGAGTTCATCGTTTGGCTCCAGTGTTACGGGATCAGGCGGTTGAGAATTGTGACCTGCGCGGTAATCTGCCCGGTCGCTGAATCGGTCGAAAGGATTCCGGTCTTGAAGACAACCCCGTTCGTCATCAGCACATTCCCGGTCAGGGGCGAACCCTCGATAGCGCCAATCCAGCTATTCGGATAGCTTTCACTGGTCGCCGTGCGGATGTACACTCCAGCACCGGCACCGGCGGGAGTTCCGTAGGGAACTGCCACGTTAATTGTGCCGCGCGTCAGAGCGTCCGCTTCGGAACCGGCGGGATAGTTGCCGCTGTTGGCAATAGTTCCCGTGCCGCTGCCATTCGTCGGGTAGTAGGTGTTCGTCTTGACGTTGGCCTGGGCGAATGCAATGGGCGTTGTCCCGGTCACAGAACTCGAATCGACCGAGATGTACTGCGCCACGGACGAATAGGTATTGTTCGAGTTCAACACAAGCGCATCGCCGAAGTTCGGCACCAGCGTATCCGTCGGATTGATGAGGCGGGGCGTAGTGATCGGGAAGTCGGTCTGCGAGATCGACCCGATGGGGCCGAGGATAAGTCCAGTTACCGGAATGATGCTTGCAGGCATGATGGTTCTCCTTGTGCTTACTTACGGGCCGCGCGAGCGACCTGATAATCGTTATACGCCTTCAGTCCATCGGCGTAGGACTTGCCGTTGAAGAACGTGAACATTGCAGGCTCTGGATCGCTGTCTCCGATGCCGCCTTCGGGAACAATGCGGGTCAACATGACGAACGGATCGGGCGCACCATCCTTCACGCCGGATGCAAGGTCGCCAATCTGCTTGTTGAGCTTGACGTAGGCATCCTTCGCTCCCTTATTGCCAGAGCGAGCCACAACGGGCTTGAGCATCTTGAGCAGGTCGGCGGCGTCGCCGGTGGAGAAGTCGGACTTGGAGTGTTCGTCGGGCGGAAGAACAATCGCGCCCTCAGCGTCACGAGCGGCCTTGTCTTTGGCCTCTTTCTTCTCGCGCTCCTCTTCCTCTTCCTTCTCGGCATCCGTCATCTCGTCGTCACCGAACTCGTCCTTTGCCTTGTCCTTGGCCGCTTTGTCCTTCGCAGCCTTGCGCTTTTCGAGACGCTCTTTCTTCTCTTCCGCCGTCTCTTGCTCGTCTTCGGCGTCACGCGCCGCAGCATCCCGCGCAGCCTTGTCTTTAGCTTCCTTGGCTTCGCGCTCTTCCTTCTTACTCTCTTCGTCCGCGTCCTTGAGAGCGTCAACCATCTTGGCTGCATCCTCTGGACTTGCGTCCTTGATAGCTGCCTGAAGTCCGAGTGCAACGAGTATTCGGTTCGACATGGTGGTTCTCCTTGTTACGAGAATAGTATCAGACTCCGGTTTTGCGTCCTTGATTCCAACGTCAGACCCCGCCCGTCCTTTCGGAACGATGGCAATGTGATTGCCCCGAATCTGCGTCATAATGTAGCGGCCTGCTTCATCTTTGCCGAGTCGGAACGTATAGCCGCACGACACATCGCGCACTCCGTTATCGACCTTGACATTCAAATCAGGGTGTTTGACATGGAGATCGGCGAGCAGCGGAGTCTCGCCCGCGAACTCCCCCTCGGTAATCTTTTCTCCGATACGGACATTCTGCCCATGCCCCTTACTCACGCCTTCATATTCATCAAGCGCATCAACCAGAATTTGCGGATCGGCAGGATGTTCGTCAAGAACAGACTTGCCCTCAAACGATGCGAGTGTTTCCGGTTCAGTGACCTCTTCGATGGGGCGGTAGACCGTGACCATCTCATCATCTTCGATGCCCCATTCGGGCTTGTATCCGGGGTTTTTCTTAATTTCACGGCCAAGATACTGCTGCGATCCGGTACGCGCAATCGGCACGTTTTTGTATATCCGATAGCCCTCACCGGGGGTCTCGAACTG